ATCCGGCGCACAAGATTGTCGCGCACTCTTCGCATTTCCTCTGCGGTATGTACTTCGTTCTCTGCGTCCAGCGTCAGCGTAGAGTACAGGCTCGTGGGCGAGAAATTGGCATTCATCAGCGCAATGAAGCGGTCCAGCGAGAGTTTACCATTGAATTCGTCGCGCTCCGCCTGCGTCTGGAAGCGCGGCTTTCTCGGCTTGCTGGTCTTCGGATCTGCCCCATCAGATACGGTATACACGATCTGCGTGCATACCTTCCCGGCAAATAACCGGCGCTTGTGTCTTTTTGCCATCATCCACACCTCTTTCTCCCGGGCGGACAGAGTCGTCCGCCCCTACAGGCCATCTGCCCGCTCAAAGCGTGGCCGGAATCCCCGGCCACAGTTTCAACGGGTACTTGTGCTGCTCATTTGTCTCAGCAGAGTAATCGCATTGACTTCTAATGCCGCGCATCTGGATTCAAGATCTGCAATTCGCTCTTTCATTTCGTCAAGCAGTGTGTCCATGCGGCATCTCATGCTACGCAGCCTGAAAAACACCAGCACGCCCAGCGCGATCCATTCCAGCGCGGCGGCTAGGCTTAGAATTTCAATCAGCATTCGCCGCCTCCATTTCCTTTCGTTCTTGCATGAACCCATGCAGGAAGAGGTTCAGCAGAGCGGCGGCGCGGTTGGTCAGCTTGGTGAAGTCCTTTTTGCTGATCTGCAACTCGCCCGTCGTTACGACTTGCGTATCCGGGCTGCCGATGATCTGAATCGTCGGATTCGGTATCAGCTTCTTTGTGCCGTCTTTCTCTACCTTGAAAAGCGGCGGCGTGGACTGCTCCATGACGATGCGCGGCGGGTATGCCTCGCCGCGGAAGCTGGTATCCCATTGCAGCTTTTCGTAGTAGGCGACAAAATTGTCGAGGTCGTGCGCAAACGCGCCCATAATTTCTGCCATCTTTGATTCTCCTTTCACACTTCCACGCACTCATCTGCGCGTATGTTGATTCTTTTGCCTCCGGACTTGATCACATATCCGTCCCGCTTTTTATTTGTGGAGATCTTGTACTTTTCTGCCGGGTACGTCTTCCCGACTTCCGGCCGCAGTTCCGGGTAGATCTCGATCTGCTTTGTGATGCGGATGGTCACCCGGCTGTGCGGCAGGCGCAACTCGCCGTTTTCGGCGCGCAGGTGTGCACCCTTCTGTATGCGCTCTCCGGCTCTGGTTTCTTTGATATTCGCATTCCTGCACACCATTGAGCAGCACGGCGTATACTTGCCGTATTGCCGCAGATAGCATGGTCTTCGGTAAAATTCCCTCCCGCACTGCGGGCAGGTCAGCTTGACTAATTCCTGTTTCATAATTTTCATCCTTTCGTCTGGGGGCCGGTATTCCGGCCCCCGTAGGCAGGACGGGCTTTCACCGTCTGCGCACCGGCGCGCCACGCTCGCTTGTCAAACGCTGCGCATTTCCGGGCGAGCCGCCCTTGACTGCCGTCAGGCGGCTTATAAAAAAAGGAGGCAAGTGATGCCGTCAGGCATCGACCGAACGCAGACCCAGCGAAGCGGTTTGCGTTCGGAAAGGAAGAAGGAGGCTGCGGATATGCAGCTTTCGGCTTTCGTCGGAAGCGGAATGGAGCAGGCTTCTTCTGACGTGCCTGACAGTGGGGTGACGTTGACGGTTCCCGTTCGCGCGCACGTCCCACACGCGCTTTTTATCCCCGGCACACGGGCTTGAGGGTTTTACCGTGTGCCTAGGACCCCCGCCGATTCCGAGCCCAGCAACGCGGGTCGGAATCGGAAAGGAAGAAGGAGCCTGCGGATATGGAACTTTCGGCTTCAGCCGGAAGCGGAATGGAGCAGGCTTCTTCTGACGCAAAGCCGGGGAAATTTCCTCCCGCAGCCGTCTCATGGCGGAGCGGCTGCGGCATATGTCCAAAAAATAAATCCCCGGCTGATCGCCTATTGCTCGGTGCTGATATCCTTGTGGTAGAGGCCATCCTCGCCCTTGACGAGCGGCAGCGCTTTGCGCCGCACCTGCTCCTCCGGATTCCAGCCGCATTTCCCGCAAAATTCCGGTGCAAGCTTCATCCACGGGCAGTCAGTTGCGCCCTTTGGCAGTCCGCACGGCACGCTCGGGGTGCTCTCGTTTTTTTCTTCCGGCATGTTTAAATCTCCTGTATGTCGATTCCAAATTTTGCACGCATGAATTTTCTGTTGCGCAGGTACTCTTTTGTCCGCGTCGGCTTGGATTTGACATCCTCGACGACCAGCTTGCCGCCGAAGCGATACGAGAAATCCGCCGTGTAGCGCACCGCGCGTATGCGCTCTCCAGTTTCTGTGATGTACGATTCCTGTATGGTAAACTGCGGTTGGAGCCGCAGATCGGAGATGATCCCAGCGCGGAGCATGACCATCAATTCGTCATACCGCCGGGCCTCCTTCTGGCTGTCGAACTTGATCCCGGCCCGCTCGGCGGGCGCGGTGTGGTACTTAGCCGCGCTCTGCTGTGCCTGTGCCTCCGGGAACACCTGCTTTGCGTAAGCCTCCCGCATCCTCGGCGGCATGTCCGCCATGGATGCAAACCGCAAGCCGCTCATTCAGCTGCACCGTCCATCCGCACAACCGCCCTGTTGCTTTCCGGCTCTCTCCATTTCCCGCCGCATCGCCTTGTACTCGTTGTACTTCGCCCGGTAGCGGTAGCTGTCGCCGAATATTGCCCATGCAGCTTTGGCTACGTTTGGCTCATACGGTCGAATCAGCTCCAGATCGGATGCGGCTCTGGCAGAGATCGCGCAGCCGCAGCAGCCTGTCCGTTTGAGGCCATAAATCTCATATGCGTCCGAATAATGCAAGCCATAGTAGTCCTTGTACCACTGTTTATCTGCATCGGAGACGTAGAACAACGGTCTGAGACGGAACTTTCCTGCCGCTGTCTCCGTGAAGCACATCGTCGAACTGTCGCTACGCGGCACGGAGCGCATCCCGCCCTCGTCACGACGCTCTCCGGTAATCACCATATCGAACTGCTTTTCGATGGCGTGTGCGGGCTGCTTCTTGCAGATGTCGCAGCAGTGATTGCTGACACGAAACGGTATCGGATTTTCCTTGATGAAATCGAGCATATACTTGGAACTATTGATGACAAGCTGGATGTTCGGACGCGGCTCTCCTGCCGAATTACAGCAGCACAGGAAATTGATCGCCTGCTCACAGCCTGGATACCGTTTTTTCAGTTCCTTGCGCTTTGCCGCTTTGTCCTCCGCCTGATCGTATTCGTCCGCGATGGAAAGCGGGATATTCTTCTTTTGCACCGCCTCCAGTCCGGCGGACATGATCTTCGAGACGAACGGCTGCCCATATTCGCGTGTTGCCTGCACGATGCTCTTCTTCGGTCGGACGGTCTGAATTTCCACGCCGTACAGCTCCGCCGTTTCCCGGACGTGCCGCCGCGTCGCCTCCATCTCAAGTCCCGTCTCGAAGAAGAAATACTTGACCGGCGGTAAGTTGAAGATCTTGCGTACCGTCTCAATCATATGCAGCATGATGTCGCTGTCGCTGCCCCCGGAGTACGAACACATCGCGTTCGGGTGCTCCTTCAGGCGCTTTGCAATGATGCTCTGAATCGCCTGAAATTTCGCTGGCGCGTCAAAATCCGCATACGGCGGACGCTGCGTGTAGACGCTGCTGCGGAATTCGCCGTCTTTCGGTGCTCTCATCTCTGGGCATCCTCCTTCCCTGGCGTCAGCTTCGCCAGCATGATCTGGCTCAGATCCGCCATGTATACCAGCCGCCCGTGGTTGTATACCAGCAGCTTTTCTTCTTTGGTTTCCATTCGATCTGCCTCGATATTGGTCAGGTCGTGACAGCAGTCGCACACGAACCTCATACCAGCGCCCCCGGCCGGGTGTCCGGCGTGTACGGGAGTTTGTCCGCCCGTGCGTTCTGGTGGTACTCGGGCCGCGTCCACGCGTAGCCCCAGTGCTTGGCTGCCGTGAAGACAGCCGCGAGTTCGTCCGCCGCGCGGACGATCAGCTTCTGATCGTGATATGTAACGGTGTAATAGTTTTTGCCTGTGTACCCCGTCTGACGGACGATATCCGCGCGCTTCGCGGGCCGCTCGCCGGGATAGCTGATACTATTTTGCTGCATATGTCTTGCCTCTCCTGTCCTTATTTGCCGCCCGCTCGATCTGCCGGACGGCGGCTCTGTCCGGCTCCAGACTGATTTTGTCCCGGTGGTTGACATCATAGATGTGGTTGCGGATGCTCTCATAGAGCATCCAGCTGCAGCAGCGTGCGCTGCATCCAGGCTCCCGGCCCTGGCAGTCCTTCGCGCACGGCGACGGGACCTGCCGCATGCGCGGCGCATAGATCTGCGCCGTCATAGTGCTTCGTCCTGCACTTTCATAAGCCAGTACGCCAGCTTTTGCATCCGCGTCTCCTGCGCAAGCAGTGCGTCGGTCGTCTCATGATCGACGCGCGGCATATCATACAGGAGCGCCCGATCGTTCTTGAGATCGTCCGCGTAGGCGTTTACTGCCTCGATTACATCCGCCAGCTGGTCAGGGCGGAAATCCACCG